TTATCTTCTGCTCGTAGACTTCATGTTGGCGCCATCATTGTAAAAAATGACCGCATCATTTCTATCGGTTATAATGGAATGCCTGCTGGTTGGGATAATAATTGTGAAGATATTGTATTTGTTTCAGAGAATGAATCCAAAGACTATGACACTATGGTAGCTGAAGGTTACACTTTTGGAGTAGACAAGGATACAGCAGGCTGGGCCAAGAGTGTGACCAAACCTGAAGCCCTCCATGCTGAGACTAATTCAATCGCTAAGTTGGCTAAGAGTAGTGAATCTGGTGAAGGTGCTACAATGTTTATTACTCATGCGCCATGTTTAGACTGCGCCAAACTGGTATATCAATCCGGTATCATTTCGGTATATTATAGAAATGCATATAGAAATAATACCGGTTTAGAATTTCTTGAAAAATGTAAAATAGAAGTTAATAAAATTTAACAAGTTTGCCTAACAAAGGCTTGTTATCTTATTGTATTTGTGTTATAATATGTTATCGTGTTTTATTTAAGAGGTGTATATGAATCTTCGTGATTTGACTAGAAAAGTGGTTAATGATTATCGAATGCCTCATGCAGACAGGTATGAACTGTTTTTGCGTGAGTTTGATAATAAGGTAGAAGTGGTTGGTTGGATGCAAGATCCAACCATTGATGACCGAGTTTTCGAAAATAGGGAGATGCTTATCCCTAAGCGTTGGGTAACTATTGGTGTCATTGACGCTGAGGAAAGAATTCGGGTATAAACTATGTCAGTTAAATTAGTAACCTTTAAAACGAATCACACTATTATGGCTGATATGGTTGCGGGTCAAACTATCAACCATATTTTGCTTAAAAAACCTGTGCAAGTAGTTATGCAACCAACGAAAGAAGGTCCAACTATGGCATTTGTTCCATTTATACAATTTTGTACTGAATTTGAATCCGGTATTGAAATTCAAATGGTTGATGTTTTATGCATTACTACACCAGTCCTTGAATTAGAAAATCAGTATAGCAAAATGTTTGGCTCAGGTATTCAAATTGCCTCATCCATTTCTTAAACTGTGTTATAATATATGAATGTCTAATAATTACTATACAAATATTGCCGCAGTTGGTAATAACATATTTTATCGTGGTGTCAAGGGTGGTCGGCGTGTTAAGTTAAAAATTGCTTACAGGCCGACTTTGTATTTGCCATCTAGTAAACCCACTAAGTTTAAAACACTTGATGGTGATTTTGTTGAACCTATGAAGTTTGAAAACATAAGTGAAGCTCGAGACTTTGTAAATCGGTATAAAGAAGTTCAAAACTTCAAAATCTTTGGCAATAACAATTATGCCTATACTTTTATTGCTGATGAACATAAATCCATGATTGAATGGGATATTAATGAACTTTCAATTGCAGTAATTGATATTGAAGTTGGTTCTGAGAATGGTTTTCCTGATCCGTACTTAGCCAACGAACCAATCACAGCAATTTGTATCAAGTACATGAATGGTAGAACTTATGTTTATGGTTGCGGCGATTATAACAATCAAGATGATAATGTTACCTATCTAAAATGTCGTGATGAGTATGACCTCTGTAAGAAGTTTCTTTCCGATTGGCAAGAAAATTGTCCTGATGTGATCTCTGGTTGGAACATCAAGTTCTTTGATATTCCATATTTGATTAATCGGTTCAATAAGATTCTTGGTGAAGATGAAACTAAGAAGTTATCACCATGGAATTATATCAATAGTCGTAAGGCTGTCGTCAACAATCGAGAATTGACTGCATATGATTTTGTTGGTGTGGCCACACTAGATTATATTGAGCTGTATCGGTGGTATGCGCCAAGTGGTAAATCACAAGAATCATATCGATTGGATAATATTGCTCAGGCCGAACTTGGTGAAGGTAAAATTTCATATGATGAATTTGATAACCTACATGAGTTATACAGATTAAACTATCAAAAGTTTATTGAATATAATATCAAAGATGTTGAGTTAATATTTAAACTTGAAGATAAACTAAAGTTGATTGAACTTGGTCTTACCTTGGCTTATGACACTAAAACAAACTTTGAAGATATCTTTGCACAGACTCGGATGTGGGATGCTTTGATTTATAATTACCTTTTGGCTAAGAATATTATTGTTCCTCCTAAGGTTGTAAAGAATAAAACATCGGCATTTGAAGGTGCATATGTTAAAGACCCACAAGTCGGTATGCACAATTATGTGGCATCGTTTGACTTGAACAGTTTGTATCCACATTTGATGATGCAATATTCAATCTCTCCAGAGAATTTGGTTGAGGTTGCAGATTATGATGACACCATGCGTAGAATCATATCCGAAGGTGTTACTGTAGATAAACTAATTAACAAAGAGATTGATTTGTCTGAGTTAAAAGGCGTTACTATTACACCAAATGGCCAATTCTTCCGTACTGATAAACAAGGCTTCTTACCAAAAATGCTAGAAGAAATGTATGAAGACCGTAAGAAATTTAAAAAGATGATGCTTGTTGCTAAGCAAGAATATGAAAACATCACCGATGAAAGTAAGCGTGAAGAAGTTCGTAATAGAATTTCACGATATGATAATCTACAATTAGCAAAAAAAGTTTCTTTAAATTCAGCTTACGGAGCTCTTGGCTCACAGTACTTCCGATTCTATGATCTTAGAATGGCGCTTGCAGTTACTTTGGCAGGCCAATTGTCTATTCGATGGATTGAAAAGAAAATCAATCTCTACATGAATAAACTATTAAAAACAAATGAAGATTATGTTATCGCCTCGGATACAGATTCGATTTATCTCAAGCTTGGCCCGCTTGTTAATAAAATGTATACAGAAAAACCAGATGTTAATCAAATTATCACCTTCATGGATCGTGTCTGTGAAGATAAGATTCAACCTTTTATTGACGAAAGTTATCAGGAGCTTGCTTCATATGTTAACGCATATGCCCAAAAAATGCAAATGAAGCGTGAAGGTTTGGCTGACAAAGGTATTTGGACTGCAAAGAAACGGTATATTTTAAACATCTATAATAATGAGGGTGTTCAATACAATGAGCCTCATATGAAGGTCATGGGTCTTGAGATGATTAAGTCCTCAACACCTGCAGCTATTCGGGAAAAGATGCGTGAATCAATTAAGATTATGATGCAAGGAACTGAAGATGATATTCATACCTTCATTGCAGATTTTAAAGAAACATTTAATTCTTTACCGCCTGAAGATATTTCTTTTCCTCGTGGAATGAATGGCCTGAAGGAATATTCGGACCAAGTTACTCTATATAAGAAGGGTACACCGATTCATGTTAAAGGTGCAATTCTTTATAATGCTAAACTTAAAGAATTGAAACTGGAAAAGAAATATCCACTAATACAAGAGGGTGAGAAAATCAAATTCACCTATCTTAAACAACCTAATCCGATGAAGGATTCGGTAATCTCTTATCCATCGAGATTACCAGTTGAACTAGGATTGAATAATTATATTGATTATGATATGCAATTCAACAAAGCTTTCTTAGAACCAATCAAAGTGATTCTGGATTGCATGGAATGGAAAACAGAGAAACAAAATTCTCTAGATAGTTTTTTTAACTGAGGAAATATTATGAGTTTACTTGAAAAATTAAAAAAGAATTCTACGATTAAAGATAGTGCAATACTATCCAAATCTAAATTCTTTACCGAAAAAGATATGATTCCAACTAGTGTACCCATGATTAATGTGGCGTTATCTGGTCGGTTAGATGGTGGTATTGCACCGGGTCTTACAATGTGGGCTGGACCATCTAAGCACTTTAAGACTGCCTTCTCTTTGCTGATGGCTAAATCTTACATGGACAAATATCCTGAAGCAATTCTATTGTTCTATGATTCAGAGTTTGGTACTCCAGTCAAATATTTTCAAACATTTGGTATTGATATGAACCGTGTTCTGCATACACCACTAACTAACATCGAACAGTTGAAGTTTGATATCATGCAACAATTTGAGAATATTGAGCGTGGTGATAAGTTGATGGTGATATTAGATTCAATCGGTAATCTGGCATCTAAGAAAGAAGTTGAAGATGCTCTTGAAGGCAAATCTGTTGCAGATATGTCCCGAGCAAAACAGGTTAAGAGTTTGTTCCGTATGGTAACACCACACTTGAACCTCAAAGATATTCCAATGGTTGTTGTGAATCACACATACAAAGAAATTGGTATGTTCCCTAAAGATATTGTTGGCGGTGGTACAGGTTCGTATTACTCAGCTGATAATATCTTTATCCTTGTTCGCCAGCAAGAAAAAGA